TCAATAGCCGCCAGCACCGCCGCCGCCTTGACTCATGCCCTGGACGCCTTGCATGCCCTGGTAACTGGGGCTCGGAGCAGGAGTGCTGGTGCGGCTCGCCTGGTCGGTGGTGCAGCCGGCAGCCGCAAGAAGGGCCGCGCAAAGAGCGGCGATCAGGTATTGTCGTGTCATGGGAACCTCCCGTGGTCGTGGGAGCGGGATCAACCGCTTCCGCATCGAAACGGATCAACCATGCCGCCGCCGGCCCCGGATCCGTTGAGGAAGGAGACATGGCGCCAGCGGCCTTGCATGGCGCTCGCGATTGTACCACCGATCGCGCACATGGGCTGGCAAAGAGGCGGGGCGGGGGTAAAGGAAGAAAACGAACAAAACGGAAACAAAGTTTGGCAAAGGGGCTTGCCAAGCGAACGGAAGCGGGCTAAGGATATTACAGGCTGGCCGTTTCGTCATTGAAGTGGCCTTTTTGATTCCGGCGGATTGGCGCGGCCTTGCCTGGGCGCTGATGCCGATATCCAAAAAACTCAAATCCGCGCCGGCGCCGGCTGCGACCGCTGAGACGCGGGTGACGATGGCCGCTACGGCGTCACGGCGCTTCGCGATTTTTCGGATCCGCACTTGGGCTTCATGTCCTCGGCGCCCGCATGCTGCTGTCGCAAGATCGCTGCATGTTCTGGTGCGAAAGCCCTAAAGCTGGTCGCGTGGAAAGGGCTCACGCGACAGGCTTTAAGATCTGGTTTTTATGCATGTCGTTGCGGCAATACCGCTGCCCACTTTTACGCGAAAAGCCTTAGGCTTCCTGCTTGGCGATCTTGCCGGTGACGGAGGCGCCGGTCTCATGTCGCGGGCGGGGCTGCCCGATGCTGCGCAGCCAGCGCGAGGCTTCCTTCGGATCGCGCTCGACGCCGAGGCCTCTCTGATAGATGGTCACGAGGCGGGCCTGGGCAGCCGGATGACCCTGGCGGGCGGCCTGGCGGTTCCAATGAAGCGAGGCGGCATAGTGTTCCGCGCCGCCATCGTTGAAATAGATTTCGGCGAGTTTCGCCTGGGCATCGACATTTCCTGACGTCGCCAGTTCAAGCAACCTGGGCGAGATATTCGTTGCGGACGGCCGCGGGGTGAAAATGGTCTTCAACTTGCTGAACGTGTTGCGGATCATCTGGCACCTGTTGCATTCATTGCATGGTTCCCGCGGCTGGACTGCTAGGCTGAAAAACTGCTTAAAATCTTGAACTAATTTGACTTTTCCCTGGCTACTGCCGGTAGAGCAGGAGCGCTTGCGATGCATTGCGCCAGAAGCACCCGATGTGGGGCAACCCGGTGAGCGGTATTGATGACCGAATGCAACCTGAAGTCAAGGTTGCAAGCGTGACATCCGGCGTGACACACGCATTTTTCTGTGATCGGCTGTCACGCTTGCTAGCTTGAACAGCCGCGGCGACACGATGGTGTCTCCCGCAGGCATTGGCGTTCCCAGCTTGGGCGCCGAGACCTTCGGAGATGTCGGCTCGTCGACTTCGGCCAGGGCCGGAGCCGGCCTCGCGAACATGCCAAGCAGTTTCGTCCACAAACGCCGGATCACCTGCGATCGCCTCCAAATCCCGCCGCTATCGGTCGGTTTTGATGGCAGAATGCAACTTTTGGTCAAGCGGCGGCCGATCCTTCGTGCGCAGGAGGAGCAATCGCCTCGTGCCCCGGAGCAAATCCCATGACAGTGAAACCCGAAAAGGACCCGAAGACCGGGCGCTTTCTGCCGCGCGCCGGAGGGGGTGGGGCCGCCCCCCGGGCGCGCACGCGCAAGGCGGTCCGCACCAAGCTCGGCGAGCTCTTTCTCGAGGACATGCTTTCGGCCTGGGAGAGCCGAGGGGCGGCGGCGATCCATGCGCTGATCGAGAAGAACCCGAACGACTTCCTGAAAACGATAGCGGCGCTGATGCCGAAGGACGTGACCATCAATCCAAACCAGATGGGCGAGATGACGGATGAACAACTCCTCGAGCGGATCCGCAAGCTCGACCAGACCATCAGGCCTTTCCTTGCTGCTTCGGGAGCGGATGGAACTGACGATGGAGATCGGGCGGCGGCAGAACACGAATAGGCTGCGCTATTACCAGCCCTATACGAAGCAGACGGAATTTCATGCGGCGGGAGCAACCTTTCGCGAGCGGCTGTTCATGGCGGGCAACCAGCTCGGCAAGACGCTTGCCGGCGCCGCGGAAGCGGCGATGCATCTGACAGGCGACTATCCCTCTTGGTGGGCGGGCCGACGGTTCGACCGGCCGATCACGATGATCGGCGGTTCGGAATCGCACGAGCTGACACGCGATGGCGTGCAGCGGCTGCTCGTCGGCCCGCCGATGAGCGAGGAGGAGTGGGGCACGGGCTATCTGCCGAAGGCGGCGATCTCAGGCTGGACCCGGCGCTCCAGCGCTTCCGGCGCGCTCGACAGCGTGACCGTGCGGCACACTTCGGGCGGCACCTCGACGCTGCTCTTGAAGGCTTACGAGCAGGGCCGGGCGAAATGGCAGGCGAACACCGTCGACTATGTCTGGTTCGACGAGGAGCCGCCGGAAGACGTCTATTTCGAGGGCATCACCCGCACCAATGCGACCGGTGGATCGGTCGCCGTGACGTTTACGCCGCTGAAAGGCATGAGCTCGGTCGTCAGCCGCTATCTGCTGGAACCATCAGACGACCGGACCGTGGTGACGATGACGATCGACGATGCCGAACATTATTCGCCCGAGGAACGTGCGAAGATCGTCGCGAGCTACCCCGCGCATGAGAAGGAAGCGCGCACCAAGGGGGTGCCGACGCTCGGGTCGGGAAGAATCTTCCCGGTGACGGAGGAGCAGATCCGGGTCGAACCCTTCGAGATCCCACGACACTGGGTGCAGATCGGCGGGCTCGATTTCGGCTGGGACCACCCGTTTGCCGCAGCGCTTTGCGCCTGGGACCGGGATGCGGATGTCTTTTACGTGACCCGCTGTTACCGCGAGCGCGAGGCGACGCCGATCATCCATGCGGCGAGCCTGAAACCTTGGGGGCCCTGGCTGCCCTGGGCCTGGCCGCATGACGGGCTGCAGCACGACAAGGGCTCGGGCGAGCAACTGGCGGCGCAATATCGCGGGCAGGGGCTCGCCATGCTGCCCGAGCGGGCGACCTTCGACGACGGCACCAACGGTGTCGAGGCGGGGATCTCCGACATGCTGCAACGCATGCAGACCGGGCGCTTCAAGGTGTTTTCGACTGCCGGCGAATGGTTCGAGGAATTCAGGCTCTACCACCGCAAGGACGGCCGGATCGTCAAGGAACGCGACGACGTGATTTCGGCCAGCCGCTACGCGCTGATGATGAAACGCTTTGCCCGGGTGAAGGCGGATAACGCTGCCTGGGCCTTTACCGATCGGAAGGTTCTCTGATCGACCCACCGCAGTCTCCGCTCCGACGCCTCGACACATGAGGGCCGGTCGCTTCGGCACGAGATACCGGCTCCGCGGACGGACCCGGTGCACTTCTGCTTTCAACGTCAGGAGAATTCAATGGTTACCAGCGTTGTTACCACGTCGGGCAACACGACGTGCATGGATTTCAGCACGAACCAGTGGCACGGCTATGTTGGCGGCAACACGCCCTATGGCCTGTGGGTGGACGGTCCCTTGCATCCGTGGCGCGACGCCAACGGAACGCCGACCTTCATCACCGGCCATTCCGAAGGGTATCGCTACAACGTCCTCTCCGATTGGCACAACGGCCACACCTGGACCAACTGGAATGCCGGCCGGCACTGGAACTCGCCGCGCGACACCGTTGAAGGGCACTATGCCAACCGCCACTGGATCGTGTCACCGTTCGCGCGCGGCTCTCTGGTCGTCGGCCTGACCCACCACGAATTCTATCAATCGTCGACGACGATCGGCGGGATCAAAGGCTTCAATTCCCACGCCCACGGCTTCAATACCCGCTGGGTCAACGGCATCGGCTATGTGCGCTCGACCAATGACGGTCAGGCCTGGACGATCCCCAATCCCGGGGATTTCGGCCAGAACCATCACAATGTGCGCTGCGTGCTGATCCCCGAACCATGGTCCTACCAGTCCATCGAGACGGCCTATGGCTTCCTGCATCCTTCGAACATCGTGCAGGAGGGCAACTACTATTATGCCTTCATCGAGGTCCGCAATCTGCCGGGCAACACCACGCTGCTCGACAACGGCTTCACCATCATCCGAACATCGAACCTCGACGCTTCCGTCGGCTGGCAGTTCTACAACAACGCCAACCAGTGGGAGACGGTGAACCACCAGTACTACCAGGGCAACATCGCGCCGCAGCAGCCGAAAATCTTCTTCAAGGTGGCGGGCTACAACCCCTACACCATGTATGACCAGAACGGCCGCATGGCGCAGAGCATCCGCTACCACGTGCCCACACAGAAATGGGTTCTGTTCGGCTACACTGGCCTGCAGACGCCCGGCTTCTGCTACTGCGTTTCGGATACGCTCGCCAATCCGCAGTTCGAGGCGAACGGGCACCGTTTGGTGAGCCTTGCCGGCGGCGGCGCCACGAACGAATACCACAGCAACCACTACATCAGCATCTTCGATCCGAACTCTCAGGATCAGAACTACAAGACGATCCTCGGTGACAGCGCGGTCGTGATAACGGCCGACGAAGGCGTGCGCTACAAGATCGGCACGATCCGGATCACCTGATTTCACAAGCAAAACAACGTGATGACGCTCTTTCGGTCGTTATGAGCCGATTGACGGAACGCTGTGCCCGGGCAGGCCACTCATGCCGCCTGGGCCTTTACCGATCGGAAGGTTCTATAGATGGCAGCGATGACGAAACCGGAACTGACGGAGCTCGTGGGCCAGCTCGTCAGGGATTGCGAGGATTATCGCGACCAGCTTTCCGCGGCGCGTATCAGGGCGACGGAATATTACGACGGCGTGATGGCCGACGTGCCGGCGGAAGCAAACCGCTCCAAGGTGGTTTCGCGCGATGTGCGGGCGGCGGTGAAGAAGGTGCTGCCGTCGCTGATCCGCACCGTGCTCGGCAATGACAAGGTGGTGGAATACCAGCCGGTCAACCAGGGCGACGAGGCCGGCGCCGAGCAGGCGACCGACTATATCAACTACATCGTCTTTCCCGAAAGCGACGGCTATGACGCGGTGCAGGATGCCGCGCACGACGCGCTGAAGCTCGGCAACGGGGTGATCCGCTGGTGGTACGAGAAGAGAAAAAGCGTCGAGGTTTCGACCCATAGCGGGCTCGACGAGGCGGCGCTGGTTCAGCTGATCGCCGACGACACCGTGGAGGTGCTGGAACAGGCGCAATCGGTCGAACGGATCGAGCTTTCGACCGGGCCTGTCGAGCAGCCTGTCTTCACCGTGAAGATCCGCCGCACGGCCGAGCGCGGGGCGACCAGGCTTGCCGCCGTGCCGCTCGAGGAATTCCTCGTGCACCCCGATGCGATCTCGATCGACGACAGCCCGATTGCCGGGATCAAGCGGCGGATGCGCCGCTCCGATCTGATCGCCATGGGCTATGACCGTGATCTCGTCGAAGGCTTTGCCCTTGCCGGCAATGCGGATGGCGAGGACGAGGAATTTGCCCGAAGGCGTGGCATCTTCGGCGATGGCGAGGAGACGGCAAAGGCGCTGCAGGAGGTCGACTACTACGAGCTCTATGTGAAGGTGGATGCGGACGATGACGGCATTGCGGAGCTGCGCCGCCTGATCTTTGCCGGCGGCACCGGGGCCGACAACCTGCTCGAGGATGCGGAATGGGACGAGGTGCCTTTTGCCGATCTCATCACCGAGCGGCGGCCGCACCAGCGGGAGGGCAATGCGATCACCGACGACATGGCGGAGATCCAGCGGGTGAAGACCGTGCTCCTGCGCCAGACGCTCGACAATCTCTACTGGCAGAACAACCAGCAGCCGATTGTGCAGGAAGGGGTGATCCAGAACCCGGAATCGGTGCTGAACCCGAAATTCGGCCAGCCGATCCGCGTCGGTCAGGGCGTCGATGTGCGTGGTGCCGTCGGCTATACGGCAGTGCCGTTCGTGGCGCGCGAATCCTTCTCCATGCTCGGTTATCTCGACCAGGAGGCGACCGATCGCACCGGGATTTCCGATGCCTCGAGCGGCATGGCGCCGGATGCGCTGCAGAACATGACGGCGAAGGCGACGGCACTCGTCGAGCAGGCGGGCATCGGCCAGACGGAGCTGATGGTGCGCNGGCCGTTGAGGATGGCGGCGGCGACGATGATCGCGGTTCCGTGCTGGTCGTCGTGGAAGACCTGCCTCGAGCGGCATGGCGCCGGATGCGCTGCAGAACATGACGGCGAAGGCGACGGCACTCGTCGAGCAGGCGGGCATCGGCCAGACGGAGCTGATGGTGCGCACCTTCGCGCAAGGGCTTCGCCGCGTGTTCAAGGGGCTGCTTGGGCTCACCATCAAGCATCAGGACCGGCCGCGGGCGGTGCGTCTGCGCGGCAAATGGGTGACCTTCGACCCGCGCCACTGGAACGCCGGCATGGATGCGACCGTCAACACCGGGCTCGGTGCGCCGGCCGCGGGCGGTGCGTCTGCGCGGCAAATGGGTGACCTTCGACCCGCGCCACTGGAACGCCGGCATGGATGCGACCGTCAACACCGGGCTCGGTGCCGGAACGCGCGAGCGCGACATGCTGATGATCCAGATGATCCAGCAATTGCAGGAAAAGCTGCTGACGACGCTCGGGCCGGACAACCCTTATGTCTCGCCCGACAATCTCTACAACGGCATCGCCAAGACCGTGGAGGCGGCGGGGCTGAAATCGCCCGACCTCTACTTCACCAAGCCGACGCCCGAGGACATCCAGCGGCGGATGCAGGCGGCCCAGCCACAGCAGCAGCCTGACACGGGCATGCAGCAACTGCAGATGCAGATGCAGCTGGCGAACGAGAAGGCGCGCATGGACGGCGAAAACGCCAAGCGCAAGCTGGAGATGGAGCGCGAGCTGAAACTTGCAGAGATCCAGCAGAACGGCGCGCTCAAGCGCTACCAGATCGACGCAGAACTCAACCTCAAACGTGAGCAGAACCTAGCCGAAATGGCCGGCGGAACGGCGCTGAGTACAGCGCATATCGGAGGGATGCCGGGATGAGGCGCATCAGCGACTATGACGATTTTTATGAAGCGCCGATCGGACTTGGTGGCGCGCTGGAGCTTCGCGACTTTGGCGAGGAGGCGAACAGTTGGGCGCATAATCGCGGGCGAAGTGCCGGCAGCGATCGCCGGGGCGGACAAGAGTTTGCCCAGGCTAGACCGCCGGCGCGGCGCGGAGCCCAGCCGAGAGACCCCGTTCAGGAAGTGATGGGGCTGCAGATCGGCCGCCTCATGCGCGAGATTAAGCGCCTCAACCCGCAAGAGACATTCCTTGAACCCGCCGGCGGCTCCTATTCCGTGCAGGCAAGGGACAGCTTGCAGCGTCGGCTGGAAGAGCTTCAACGAGCCCCCGTTGCAGACCGCAACACAGGCTGGCCCATCCAACGCTACATCGGCGACGGTCTAGGCAACAACATGATCGAGCCGCTGGGAGGACGTACCGCTCCTGGTCGAAATCCGGTTGACACACATACGCTTTATCCGAATGGATCGAACTATCAAAGACTGAACCCGCAAGGGCATCGAAACGACCCGACTCCGCATGGACATGGTCATCTTCCGGGAACGGGCCCGGACACGAAAGGCCAGGGTCCATCAATTGATGTCCGTGGGAACGTCGTGCCTTGGGCCAGCTCTGATGCGCATTGGCCAATGAGGAAGTGAAATGAAGCCGGACGAATTCTTGAGCAGCGTCTACCTCGGCGATCGCGCCTGCAAGGCGATCGTACTCGACGGCTGGAAAGACGAGGTCAAGATCCAGATTGACCTGATTTCTCGATGTCGGTCCGAGACTTGGAACTTTTACTCCGCTGAGGATGTGGAAGACGGTTTCCTCGTGTTTGAAGGAGTCGATCACGTATCCTTTGACCCTCAAGGCCCGATTCCGAACGGAGAAATTGGCGATATTGAGTTCGTTGCCGAGGGCGATGAGCGGTTCCTTGTTAAGATAGACATCGGCTATGCCGAACAGAAGGATGGCAACGTCATCTTTCGCAATGCCAAGCTGACCATCCGGGCGAAAGCCGCAGCCATCGAGAAGCCGGGAGAAGAAGGCGCGCGAATCAGGGATTAGGCGGCAGCGAGCGCATCCGTCGCTCGCCAACTTTTTCTGACAGGCAACCAGCGGCCGATCGTACGGGAAGGGGTGATCCAGAACCCGGAATCGGTGCTGAACCCGAAGTTCGGCCAGCCGATCCGCGTCGGCCAGGGCGTCGATGTGCGTGGTGCCGTCGGCTATACGGCGGTGCCGTTCGTGGCGCGCGAATCCTTCTCCATGCTCGGCTATCTCGACCAGGAGGCGACCGACCGCACAGGCATTTCCGATGCGTCGAGCGGCATGGCGCCGGATGCGCTGCAGAACATGACGGCGAAGGCGACGGCACTCGTCGAGCAGGCGGGCATCGGCCAGACGGAGCTGATGGTGCGC